AATGATTTATTTCACTTTACAGTCGCTACATTTAAAAGTGCATTAGGAAGAAAATTAAAACCAATTGAAGCACATGACATTGTATGTAAGACAGCAGAAATTGTTGTTGTTGGCGGTGTTAGACGTAGTGCATTAATTAGTTTATCAGACTTAAACGATAGAGAATTACGTTTTGCAAAAACAGGGCAGTGGTGGGAAAAACACGGACAAAGAGCCCTTGCAAATAATTCAGTTAACTATCAAGGAAAACCAGATATCGGCACATTCATGAGAGAATGGCTTAGTTTATATGATAGTAAATCCGGTGAACGTGGTGTTTATAACGGAAAATCAGCACAAGCACAAGTGCAACGAATTAACGAAAGGAACGGTGATGAAGGACAACGAAGAGACCCCGAGCATGACTTTGGCACAAATCCGTGCTCTGAAATCATTTTACGGTCCCGTGAATTCTGCAACCTTAGCGAGTGCGTTATCAGAAGAGGGGACAATGTTGAATCTCTGGAAGAGAAAGTACGAATTGCGACAATCCTTGGAACTTTTCAATCAACCCTTACTAACTTCAAATACCTCACAAGACAATGGAAATCAAATTGTGACGAAGAACGACTTTTGGGAGTATCCCTCACAGGAATAATGGACAACCCATTAACCAATGGAAAGAAAAAAGGATTACAATCTTTATTGGAGGGTTTAAGAGATGTGGCTATCAGAACAAATAAAGAATGGGCAGAAAAGCTCGGAATCAATCAGTCAGCCGCCATTACTTGTGTCAAACCTAGTGGTACTGTTTCTCAGCTCGTTGATTCTGCTTCTGGTATTCATGCCCGCCATAATCCTTATTATATCCGTACTGTAAGAGCGGATAATAAAGATCCATTGTGTAAATTTATGATGGAGGCAGGTTTTCCAAATGAACCAGATGTAATGAAACCCAACCATACGACTGTTTTTAGTTTTCCAATGTCAGCACCAAAAGATTCGGTGTTTAGAACTGATATGTCTGCAATAGAACAATTAGAATTATGGCAGAAATATCAAGCACATTGGTGTGAACATAAACCATCTATTACTGTTTCAGTTAAAGAACATGAATGGTTAGCAGTTGGTTCATGGGTATGGGAAAATTTTGATGCAGTAAGTGGTGTATCATTCTTACCATTTAGTGAACATACGTACAGACAAGCACCTTATCAAGATTGCGATGAAAAAGAATTTAAAAATAGTTTAATTGACATGCCTCAAAATGTTGATTGGACTAAACTTTCCAATTTCGAAAAAAGCGATTTTACGGCAGGATCCCAGGAATTAGCCTGTTCTGCTGATACTGGTGGTTGTGAATCTGTTGATTTGACAGAATTAATGGATGTACCAACTCAAAACGAGGAATATGCTAGTAAGTAAAGACAAAGACGAAGTAATGTCAGTAAGTTTAGCAGGCGGTCATGAAGTAATGGGCCGCCTGACTACAGAAGACGGTGCTCAATACTTAACTAAAGCAATGACTTTGCAAGGAACAACGCAAGGTGTAGCAATGGTTAAATGGCCCGCAACAGGCGATAATAGTAAGGTTTGGATTAATAAAGATCAGATTGTTGCAATGGCTCCGGCAGTAAAAGAATTAGCCGATAAATATATAGAAGCAACAACTGGGATAAAAGTAGTCTAATGCCACAAGTACAACGAAGATCAGATAAAAACGACATGAACGGTGTTATTGATATGATACCGCAGAGTACTGTTTTTGCTAATAATTTAGAAGTAGCAGTAGACGGCAGTCAAGGAACATTCCATTATCCATGGACTTATCCCCATTTTGGTTCAACTACAAAACCATACATATGGAAGACTACCGCCGGAAGTCCGACTGTTTTCGCAAACAATATTCCTGTTAATCGTCAAGGAGACCCAGATTCCTGTGGTCATGTTCGTGTTGGTGGGAGCCCAGATGTATTTGCAGATGGGTAACATGAATGTCTTATCAAGATTTTAGTAATGGCTTATCATCATTTAATGACTATATATCACCAACAGTAAATAACACAACTAATTTACTAGGTGATTCTAGTTTAGTAGGTGTACAAGCAGAATATAGTTATAACTTAAAGGATATGATATGTGCCTTGCTCGCTGGGCAAGGTTTACTATTACCTAACCTCCAAATTTGTCTAACAGTAGCATTAGACGAAATATTAAAAAATCCATTACAAGGTGAGTTAAAAGATGCTTTAGAATCATTACGTGATTCTATGGATTCATTTAATGAGCATACAGGCATTGATAATGTTCTTAAAAACCTTAATGGTGTTGTAAGTGAAGTTGCCGCAATTGGTAGCATGATTAATTTTTGTGCTGATCCTGTAAATCCAAAAAGTATTCCTAATATGCTTGAAGGTGCTTTTGGATCCTTTTTAGGTAAAGGTTCAGATATAATAAATGCTATTGGGGCAATTGGTCCTGACAATATGTGTGCTTGTGTAGGATTAGATGGTAAATTTAATTTTTCTAGTTTAAATTCCGGTGCATTAAAAACAATATCTGATAATTTATCGGATATATTAGATGGTAGTTTTGCCGCAGGTAGTTTATCAAGTTTAATAGCAAGTATTAATTCTAACGTTAGTGATTTAGAAAGTTTAGTTAGTTTAGAAGGATTATTAAACGGTGCATATAGTAACGGTGGAAGTAGTTTACACGGAGGTGAATGTAGTTCTCAATTAGGTTTACCTAGATCACAAGGTGTTGGTACTTCATTTAAAGGTGGAGTAAAAGATGCAACAAATGTCGCTAATAATTTATCTGCAACATTTGACAAATTAGGTGGTTATCCTGTTGCTGGTATAGCAGGTACAGGCATGGCAGGACAAGAGTTTAATAACATTTTTGAAGTTCTTGTAGAGCCAGAAATGCTTGCATTACTTAAAAAAGGTAATAACTACGATGCACTAATACAAAACAAAACAGCCATATATGATTATTGTGGTAATGTAACAGGCTACTCAACAACTACATTACACGGCGAAGCAACACCAACATCAGGTACAACCGTTATATCACAAACTGCACCAGGTGCAGTAGGCAGTATTGGTGAAACTACTGCCGCAGGTGGAGAAGAAAGCGGAGCATCTACATCACCGGGTGGAGGTTCGAGCAGTGGCGGTGGATCAAGTAGCGGCGGAGGTTCTAGTACTTCAACTGCAAACGTAATCGTTGTTGCTTCACAAGCAGGTTTAGAATCATTAACAGTACTAGAAGGTGCATTAGCATTACGTGAAGATAACATGACATTATATGTTTATCTTAATGGTGCATGGCAAGTAACTAGCATTATACCAACAACATGGATTGAAAATTTAAGTTCTACATCGGGTTCGGGTATGCTTGCACGATCTGGTGATACTCCTTTATATAGAACGTTAACCGGAACATCAAACGAAATTACAGTTTCGCAAGGCGATGGACTTGCAGGTAATCCAACTATTAGTCTTACAGATAATACATGGATACCAGGAACAGGCGGATTAGTTCTTCCAAAAGGTAATGATTCACAAAAGACAGTAACCGAAGGTGGTACTATACGTTATAATACATCACACAATTTTCTAGAATTTCGCTCTATTCTTACAGGGCATACTGGCTGGAAAATGATTAACCACTCATTTAGTGATACTGGAACATCAGGTGCTATTAGTTTAATTAAAAGTGATACTTCTGGTGATATAACAATAAAAAGACTTAAACAAGGTACTGGTGCAAGTTTAGTAGATCAAACTGATTACATAGAAATTCCAACTGGTGCACCTTGGACTTTAAAACCATCACAAAATTCGGACGGACAAGTTTATACTGCCACATTTACATCATCAAGTAATACTGGAGAAGAAGTATTATTTGATAGTGCCCAGATAGGACCAACTAATGATAAAGCATGGTATTATGATGTTCGCTTTATAGGACGACAAGTAAGTGGTACATTACAAAATGCTTTTAAAGTAGAAGGCGTAGCAGATAACACAGGCGGAACACTAAGTATTGTTGGTACAAATGCAAAAACAACATATCAAAATTCAGCAACTCATTGGAATGCAGATATTATTGCTGATACAACTACTCATAAATTAAAAGTTATGGTTTACGGTGAAACAGGACAATCCGTAAAATGGAGTATATTCTTTAAACTACTAGAAGCATAACATGTACAGACCTCTTCCAGACGGAGTAACAATAAAAGACTCAGGTATTCATGGTCTTGGACTTTTTGCTACTAAAAACATTCCTCAAGGTAAAATGATAGGACAAATTCATTTCTTTGTTAATGCACAACCAAAACGTACACCACTAGGTGCTTTTGGTAATCATTCAGATAATCCTAATTGTGAAAAGTTTTGGGATTCTTTAGTAGATGGTTCGGGCTGGTATATTCGAGCAAAACGAGATATTGAAATTGGCGAAGAATTAACTTGGATTTATACGTTATATAAAATCGCTTGACTTTCTTGTTTCAAATATGTTATAATACTGTTTATGCAGTATAAATTTCCTTTGAAAAAAATTCTGGATTTTATACCTAAAAACGATTCATTTAGTGTCAGAACGAGAAAAGATTCTCCAAAAGAGATTCGTTCTCGAGGCATTTATATGTTATCTTCACCAAGTTTTGGTATTTTTTATGTCGGAATTAATGCTAGTGATAACGACGGATATAATGCAGGAACACCGCAAAGATTACGTCAACATGCTAGAAAATTATTAGGCATCACAAAACATGGAACAAAACAAACCAGGAACTGGGAAGAATTTCGTAATGTATTTTTTACTATGGATACGTTAGATGACGTGGAGGTTATATTTACCCCGTATACGAAATTTACTGGGAAAAAGACTTTAGAAATGCATGAATCTTACTTAATAGAGGTTCATCAACCTCGGTGTAATTCCGGGGAATCTACCTGAAATTCAGGTAAATATAAGCACGGTCAACGACACTTTGTTGATGACGTATGGACGGCGGTGCGAACCCGCCCGCCTCCACCAAGGGGGTACAACAATGAGTAATCAAAACCTATTTTGGGCTTTTGTAATTTTATTAGGGTCCGGAGGGCTAGTGTGGATTTTAGATGTTGTATTCCGTTGATGGGGGCGACTTAGATTTCGACAGCGTCCTGAGGCATTGGAGAGACTGTAATAAACTTAACTGCAAATAACGCAGATTATAGTCCTAATTATGCAATGGCGTTAGCCGCATAATTTAGCGAGTTTTTAGGGTTGCACTTGGGAACAGAAGCAACCCTTTATTTAGGAGAAAAAGTAAATGGATATTATCAAAAATGTATCTGCATGGATCAGAAGTCTAACCGAAGTTGGTTTGTCGATCTTAATGTTAGGTGTAGTACTTCAAATTATTTTTGGAGCAAACGTAGTATTCCTTCCTTTCGACATCCTGGGAAATGTAATCAGTTTTGTGAAAGCATTAGGCGGTGAAGGACTTGTTGGCTTAATTGCCCTTTGGATATTATGGGGTATATATAGCAAGAAGTAACAAGGAACTCTAAACCAACCCAGTCTGAGTCATGAAGACATGGCTGGGTTTTTCCTTCGAATGAACTTGTCTTATATTGTAAATAAAAATCAGGAGATTTTATATATGAGTTTAAAAAAACTTTGTGTAGCCACCTTGATCTGTATCCTCGGAACAGGATGTATGACATTGATGGCAAAACAAGAAAAAAGACTAGTTGCGAAAGCAGAAACGCAAATCATGAAACATTCCGAACCTAGGTATCGGAATACATTTATAGCATATACTCCAGAGGAAATAAAATGCATGGCAATGAATATCTATCATGAAGCTCGTAATGAAAGTTTAGCAGGTAAAGTTGCAGTACTTTTAGTTACTATGAATCGTGTGATAGACAAAAGATTTCCAAATACAATTTGTGGAGTAGTGCATGAGGGCAAACATAGGTATAATAGAAAAAAAGATGCGTATTACCCAATAAGAGACAGATGTCAATTTAGCTGGTATTGTGATGGTAAAGATGACATACCAAGAAATAAAAAGTCATATGTTTATTCAATTGCATTAACAAAATATTTTTTAAAGCGATCAATGATGATTATTGACTTTACTGAAGGCGCCACACATTATCATGCTGATTATATTGATATACCAAGGTGGGCTAAAAAAGGTAGAGGAAAAACAAAAACAGTACAAATTGACACCCATATTTTTTATAGGTGGGATCAATAAATATATTAGTTGGTAATTATATTAGGACAGGAGACCATGAGTGTACGAGTACAGAGTTGTATTTTACAAAATAATAAACGGTGACCAATTAGATATGGTTTTAGATCTGGGATTTTATGTTCGCATAACTCAGAAAGTAAAATTGTATGGTGTTAGTATATTACCAGATAAAATAGATGACGGTAAGGATTTCCTTACTAAAACACTTGAGGGTAAAGATTTAATGTGCCAAATTGCTTTTTCCAAAAAAGGTAAGCAAGGAAGAAGTTTCGGCACATTATTCGCAAAAGAAAAAGGTACTGACAATTATGTTAACATAAATGAGTTATTAGTAACCCAACCATTTGCAACAACTCATTTAGGTGTAACAGATAAATAATACAAAAGTTCGGAGATAGATCGTGAACGACGGATACATTAAACAATTACAACATCAAGGCGGAAAAGTAGATCGAAGATATAAAATCGCCTTATCAGGAATGTCAGCACCAAGTGCTAACGAAGGTACTGTATTCCATCAAAGTTCTCAGCAATTACAAGAAGCAGGAACTGCAATGGATACAGAAAATAAACAACTCGCAGTAGAACGTGGAAATATGCGATGGAGAAGTATTATAGAGCAGTTAGGTTCTTGTAGTACTAATCTAGTTGAATGTTATTTTGCAACAGGAGCAACTATAACACATACCAATGGTGTAGCCTCTGCTTTAGATATTACGGCAGAATTTAATGGCGAACCAAAATTTTGGGATGGAAGTGCATACCTCACTGATATTGCGGCAGTTAAACGTGCAGTGGCAACCGGAATGGCAACCGCTCGAACTTCTAACAGATTGACCTACGCAAATATAACGGCTCGAACTGGAAAAGGTTATCAACACAAAGTTGAAAGTGTTACGGCGGCGGCTGTCGATACAATTACAAATATCGAAGCAGGCGGAGGTAATGCTAACATTGCAGTTACGGTTATTTCATAGTAAATGATTTTTGCACTTTTTGTACTTTTTACGGCATTATGTATATCAGCAACGGCGGCCTACTATTCAATAGTAGGCCTAATGGCTATTTTCAGCGGTGCGGCTTTGTCCATCGCAATCATGGGCACAGTATTAGAAGTAGGTAAACTTGTTACTGCAAGTTGGCTTTATCAATACTGGCCGAGAATCCCCAAATTAATAAGATCATACCTTTTAATATCAGTTATTGTATTAATGCTCATAACTTCTATGGGTATTTTTGGTTACCTCTCAAAGGCCCATCTTGAACAAAGTGCTATGACTGAAGAGTCTATCGCACAAATAGATGTATATGAAGAAAAGTTAGTGAGAGCTAAATCAAAGATTATACGATGGAATGAAGAAATTGGACGACTTAATCGCGGTGAAAACTTTCGTGTAGATAATTTAGTTAAGACTGAACAAGAAGCATTAAATGTAATTTACGAAAGAATTAAACAAGAAAAGGATCAGTTTAAAACAATAGCCGACGAACAAGTAGCAGTTCAAGATAAAAAATTAGTAGAATATGCAGAACGTACAAAAATTGATTTAGCATTATTAGATAAAAGACCTGATGGTAAAATAGATGATGAAACAGGCAAGTCTGAAAAAGAAATAGCAATAGACGAAGTACGTAAAAGAGATAGAGGTGTTTCATGGGTAGCAAGAGACAAGATTAGAAAAATAAATGAGCAATTACGTAAAGACTTTGCAGAAGTAGATAAAAAATATGCATCACAAATAGAAGAAATCAATGCAAGAATAGCAGGGTTAAGAACACAAGCACAATTAAAAACAGAAGATGTAGATGCTAAAGTTGCTCAATTAGAAGGATTTATTGAGAAAGAACAAGTAGTTGCTGACAAAGCACGAACTAACAAATTAAAATTTGAAAGTAAATTTAGACAATTAGAAGTAGAAGTAGGTCCGGTAAAATATATTGCAGATATGATTTATGGCGAGGATGCAGGAAATATGCTTGACTCTGCTGTAAGAGGTGTTATAATAACATTAATATTTGTTTTTGATCCATTAGCCGTTTTACTTGTAATTGCAGGAAATATGACAATAGTTTGGGCAAGAGGAAGGAAAGAATATGATGATGGATTTGAACAACCTATTATGGAAGATAGACCACTCCCCGGGCCAACAACGCCTGACAGTAGCACAGAAGTTAGACCTGATCAAGTGCCTGACATTATTGAAGAGATGCCAGAGATTGAAGAAAGAGATGAACCAGAACCTGAAGTTATACCTGAACCAGTACCGGAGCCACCTAAAGAAGACTTAAATGCAATACATGCTGAAACAGTAAAAAAACAAGAAGATGCTGGTGAAATAGCACCGTCAGGTGAAGGCGAATCAGTTGCTGATGAAATACTAGATGATATATTAGAAGAATTAGATGAGCT